CCAGGCGACCGTCCAGAAAAACGAACAGCAAAAAGGCGTGGATCACTGCCCCAGCAGCACGCCTACCAGCAGGACGATGGTGGTGCCAGCGGTTCCGATCATGATCGCCTCAATCCGTTTTATCCGCAGGATCGTTTCTTTCCACCGCTCCGCGCAGACCGCCTCATGGGTGTCGAGCTCAGCCTTGACCGAGGTGACAGTGGGCTTGCTCATTTCTTATCTCCATCGTGGGCCGTGAAACCATGCGACCAGGGACCTTCTGATTCCGCTTGTGACGGGCGTGACCCGATGCTTCAGATATGAAGGGAATATCAGGACAGATCCTTTTTGCCTGCAGTCCTCGGGTGATGGGCACTCGGAAAATTCAAAGTCACCACCCTCGTACTCCTCGGAGCTGCTGAGCTGCACAGTGATGGACAGCTTGCGATCCGAATTAGCAGAGCTGTCCCAGTGAACATCGTGATGCCAGTCATAGTGCCCGGCCTGAGTGCCGTGGTACTCTGTGAACTGAACCTCTGCATGATTTACAACATCGACACTGAAAGCGTTGATGTTGGCCTGCACAACGTAGTCCCACAGAATTTCTTTGACCCACTTCTCGTGAATCCACCTCACGCTGCTTGTCCTGATATCAGGATTAAAATCGTCCTCAGAAAACACCGTCGCTTGGTTCACAGGCAGATCATCCGCCAAAAGAATAATTTTTTCGATCAGATCATCAGAGACGTTTGACGGCCAGAGCTGCCACAGGTTTCGATGGGTCACGGTTTTGTGGGCCAGGTGATCCCTGTCAGCTCGCCAGTGTTTTGATCTAGAGACGGCGTTTGCGTCGTGATGTCTCTCAGGGCCTGGCGATAATCTCTTTGAGCAGTGCTCATCGTCCTGTCTCCCAAAGCCCACCAATCTGTCTCTGCAATTAGTCGATCACGCTCTAGCCTCAGAACACGCATTGGCTCTGCGTTCTCAAGCTCTGTGTGTTTTGCAGATACTTGCGCCCAAGTAACACCAAAGTCATTTGGGTCTGTGCTTTCGATTGCCATGTCTTCACTGTCATAGCCAGTGATACGAACAAACATGGCGTTGAACTCAGCCTCAGTTGTTGGCTCACCATTGAGAGACCAGCCCTCAATGCCAAGTGCTTCTAAAGCCTGTGCCATAGGAACAAGTGCCATGATGATCTCCTATGTTATAACTTCCATGATTTCGACAACAGGCTTGGCATAAAAACCTTGTGACAGATTTTGCCCCCAACCAAAGAAGTATTTAGTTACGCCACCGCTGCCTTCGTTTCTGTGGAATAAAGTATAAGTACGATTACTTGTACTTGTTTGACTTGATGGAACTCTTGCTGTGACAGTAAGCATTTCAACATCGTTTACATCATGATCCCTATGGCGCGATGTGCCGTGTGAACCAGCACGCGAGCCACTGCTGGTCAGATCAACATCAAAGTTTCCAGTGATGTCACGAATTTTGAAAGCACCGATTTGAGAGTTATTGTTGCCGCCATATACAAAACTGAACCTGATAATCAACATGCTGCTGCTTGAAGTACAGGCTATCGTGGTTCTCAAAGCCGTACTAACCTCACTCCACCCGCCGCTCTTTGCGATGACGCCCGGATTGGGGTAATTTGTTTCCATTTTTTTAACGCCGATAGTCGGACCTGTGGGGCCAGTTGGCCCGGTTGGCCCGGTTGGCCCGGCAACAGTAGAAGCAGGCCCCGTAGGCCCCGTGGGGCCCGGCGGCCCCGCGCTGCCGTTACTGCCCGCAGGGCCCGCCGGCCCAGTCGGGCCGACAAGCGCAGAATTAGTGATCGTCGCTTTGCGAATGGCACCCGCACTGCTGTCGAAAACAAGAACCTCGTCGGCACCCTGTATTGACGATTCTGCTGTTGCGTTAGTTATATCGAGCTGGGCGGCAGAAACCTTGCCGTTGTCATCAACGACTGTGGTTGAACCTACTTTGAACGCCATCAGATTGTCCCCTCACTGGTTACATCACCCGTCACCGTCAGATTGCCAGAAGAGTCCAGCTTCATCCTTGCAGTGCCAGCGTAGCTAAAAATCAAATTGTTAGATGATATCGTAATTGTCCAATCATTCGAGCCGTTGTCTAGTGCCAGGCTGTTTGCAGTTAAAGCAGCATCGACATCAACGGCCCCTGTGAAGTTGGCGCCACTTAATGTGGCGAATCCTGATCCAGCTGTGACGCCTTCAACAAAACTCGAGCCATCGAACACCAGGAGCTTATTCGTGCTCGTGTTGTAAAAAAGATCACCTTCATCATTGTTTGAAGTGGGGTTGCTGCTTCCAATCCGATATTTATCGGCGAAGTCATTAATCGAGGACAGATTGGTTGCGACTGTGTTCACGTTGGCCACAGCGCCGGCCACGGTGCTCAGATTGTTTACGTTGGATGTTGTCGCCATCGTGTTGAGATCCGAAACGAAGTCGGATGTCGCCAGGGTATTCAGATCCGAGACAATGTCGCTAGTCGCCAGCGTGTTGATATCCGACACGATGTCGCTTGTTGCCAGAGTGTTTAGATCCGACACGATGTCACTTGTTGCTAAGGTGTTTAGGTCAGACACGATGTCGCTGGTGGCGAGCGTGTTGATGTCATTGATAACGTCTGTCACTGCCAGGGTGTTCATGTCGCTGATGACATCAGCATTAGCCAGCAGCGCCATATCTGCCACCACGTCGGCCGTGCCAAGCAATGCCATATCAGCCAGGACATCTGTTGCGGCGAGAGCGTTGATGTTTGACGCATTGCTCGCGACCGCGTTTATGTTGGTTTGCTCTGAGCTGGTAGGCTTTACATCCACCCAGGCAGATCCCGTGTAAACCTTGATTCCGGTTGACGTGTTGAAATACAGATCGCCGGCGTCCAGGTTGCTGGTCGGGTCGCTAGATGCTGCGCCATGATACTGTCCCTGGAATGTTGTCAGGGTGTTCGCCGCAGATGTTGCGCTGGCCGCAGAAGCGGTCGCCGAGTTAGCGCTGGCCGTCGCTGAGTTAGCGCTGGCCGTCGCTGAATTGGCGCTATTGGTGGCAGACGTGGCAGAAGCTGTCGCCTGGGTTGTGGCAGTGGCGGCCTGAGTCGTCGCGGTAGCAGCGTCCACGATGAGATCATATTTTGCGCTATTCGCGTTAGTTGTCAGCGGCTGTGAGCCAGAGCTTGTGTGCGCCGCGTTGACGATAAAAATATTGTTGGTGCTTGTGTCCTTGACCAGATCGCGTTGATTGTACGCGGTGCCGGCAGCCCAATTTCCTCGGAAGGTGCCGATCTCCTGGGTGACGGCCAGGTCGCCAGAACTATCAAACGCAAAGACCTTATTGGCTCGATCAGAAGCCGAAAG